AAAACGATCTGAAGGGCGCCTTCAGCGCCGCCTTCCGCGACAGCTCCGGCGATCCGCTCAAGGCTTTTGGCGATGCGCTGGAAAACATCATGTTCACCCGGGCGGCCACCGCACTGAGCGAAGCCGCCATGGAGAGCTTGGGTTCCTACCTGGGCGGTGGCAGTGGTGGTTCTGGTGGCGGCATTGCTGATTTCATTTCCAGCATTCTCAGCTTCGATGGTGGAGGCAGCACCGGCAACGGCGCGCGCACCGGCGGGCTTGACGGCAAAGGCGGCTTCATGGCTTTGCTGCACCCACAAGAAACTGTGCTCGACCACACCAAAGGCCAAACCGGCACAGGCGGCAGCGCCGTCACGGTGGTGCAAAACATCAATATCGACAGCCGTTCTGACCAGGCCACCATCCTTGCCGCCATGGAGCAGGCCAAGCAATCCACGCTGGCCACCATTCAACAGAGCCGCCGTGCCGGCGGGGTTTACGCATGACCATCCACACATGGCCCACCCTCACGCGCTCAGGCCCAGCCACGCTGGAATGGGCACTGGTGAGCAATACCCAGACATTCAGTAGCCCCTTGTCCGGCAGCGTGCAAACGCTGGAACTGCCCGGTGCCCGCTGGCAGTTCAGCTTCCCCATGAACAACCTGCACCCTGATGATGCGGCGTTGCTGCGCGCATGGTTGGTCAAGCTGCGCGGCCAGTCCGGCCGCTTTTACATGCACAACATGGCGCACCCCATTCCCCGCGGCGTGGCTGGTGGCTCGCCGGTTGTCAGCGGGGCAGGGCAGACAGGCACCACGTTGACCACCACTGGCTGGCCGGTCAGTGCCGCCGTGCTGAAGGCTGGCGACTTCTTTGAAGTCAATGGCGAGCTCAAAATGGTGGTGGCCGACGCAGTATCCAACGGCTCAGGCGCTGCCTCCGTCACCTTTGAGCCGCCACTGCGCGCTAGCCCGGCCAATGCCGCAGTCATCACCACCAACAAGCCCAAAGGCGTTTTCAAGCTCGATGAAGACACCGTGCGCTGGTCCACCGCCCCCGCGCTGATCAGCAGCTTTGCCATTTCTGCCACGGAGGCTTGGTAATGGCCGGCCGTTCACTTACCACCGCCGCTTCCAATGCCCTTGCCGCAGCTCAAGTGCGCGGCGTGGTGTTTGTGGAAATGGATTTCCCTGGCGGCTTTCTGCGCGTCAACAACTCCGCCCAGTCTATGAGCTGGAATGGCTACACCTGGCTGGGTATTGGCCGGCTGGGCAGCATCGATGCTGTCAGCGAGGGCATGACCTTGGAGGCCCGCAGCCTCAAGTTCACCATCACCGGCATCGATAGCGCCAATATCGCCACCGCACTGGGCCAGCAGTATCAGGGCCGCTCCTGCAAGGTGTGGCTGGCTCCGCTCGATGAGGGCTATGCCGTGTTGCCCGATCCCGCGCTGGTGTTTTCCGGGCGCATGGACACCATGGATGTGGAAATCGGCAGCACCGCCACCATCACCGTGAGTGCTGAGAGCCGCCTGGCTGACTGGGACCGCCCCCGGGTGCGCCGCTACAACGCCGCCGACCAGGCCATCACCGATGCCACTGACAAGGGCTTTGAATTTGTGCCCCAGATGGTCGAGAAATCACTGCGGTGGGGGTACTAAGCATGCAACTCACCCGCCACCAAGACTGGCCCGAGCAGCTTGCCGCGCAAGTGGCTGCCGCCCAGTCCAAGCCCTACCAGATCGGCGTGCATGACTGCCTGCGCTTTACCTGCCAGTGCATTGCCGCCATGTGCGGGGTTGACTTTTGGTCGCACTTTGCCGGCTACACGACCCGCCGCGAGGCTGTGGAGGTGCTGGCCAAGCATGGCGCCACGCTGGAGGCCGCTGCCGCCAAGGTGATTGGCGTGCCGCCATCGCCCGTGCTGACCGCCCGCCGTGGTGATGTGCTGGTTTTCCATGACAAGTATGGCGAGCACTTGGGCGTGTGCACCGGCAGCCAAGTGGCGGTGCTGGGCCACAAAGGTCTTGAATATGTGCGGCTGGATCACTCCGGTTTGCAGTCTTGCGTGAGGGTCGGCTAATGCCTCAAGCAGTAGAAAAAGCCGTCCAGGATGTAGGCAACGTCATTGTCGACGCTCTGCCCTATGTTGGCGCCGTGGTGGGATTTGTATATGGTGGCCCCCAAGGCGCCGCCGTAGGGTACAGCTTAGGCAAAACCGCAAATGGCGCTATTAAGGGGAAGGGCTCAGGCGACTTGTCCAAATCGTTTGCAGCATCGGTGCAGGGGCGTGATCAGCTCATCCGCTCCAGTGTGGCCAACCGCACGGTCATCTATGGCCGCGCCATGGTGTCCGGGCCGCTGGTGTTCGGTGGGGTGGCTGGTACGTCGAATCAATACCTTTGGCTGGTAGTGCCGGTGGGCGCGCATGAGATTGACGCCATTGAAACTCTGTATTTGAACGATGTGGAAGTGGCCCTGGATGGCTCAGGCTACGCCACCACCGCGCCTTACACCGGCAAAGTGCTGGTCAAAAAGCATCTGGGCACCGCTGGCGATGTCGCAGACGCTGACTTGGTGGCTGCCAACATCGGCTGGACTGCCGATCACCGCCTGGCCGGTGTGGCTTACATGGCCATCCGCCTGCAGTGGTCTGCCGATGCGTTTCCCACCGGCATCCCCAACATCAAAGCTGTGGTCCGTGGCCGCAAGGTCTACGACCCCCGCACCGGCCTCACCGCCTGGAGTGCCAACCCCGCCTTGTGCGTGCGTGACTACATCACCAGCGCCTACGGGCTGGAAGCATCCGCGTCTGAGGTGGACAGCGCCTTGCTGGTGGCTGCCGCCAATGTGTGCGATGAATCCGTGGCCTTGGCCGGTGGTGGCACAGAGGCCCGCTACACCTGCAACGGCGTGGTGGACACTGGCGACACCCCGCGCAGCATCATGGAAGACATGCTCACCAGCATGGCGGGCTTTGTGGTCTGGAGTGCGGGTGTGTATCAGATCCACGCCGGTGCCTACACTGCGCCGGCCGTCACGCTCACAGCCGATGACCTGCGCGGCCCTGTCAAAGTGCGCCCGCGCCTGAGCCGCAAAGAGCTGTTCAATGCCGTCCGCGGCACGTTTGTGGACCCCGACGCCTATTGGCAGCCGACCGACTTCCCCACGGTGAGCAATGCTACCTACGCCGCGCAAGACGGCGGGCAAGTCATCTGGCGCGATGCGGTTATGCCGTACACCACCAGCTCAGCTACAGCCCAGCGCATTGCCAAGCTGACGCTGGAGCGCAGCCGCCAAGGCATCACCGTGGAGCTGCCGTGCAAGCTCACCGCCTTCAAGGTTGCCACCATGGATACCGTCATGGTCACCCTCAGCCAGCTTGGCTGGTCGACCAAAGAGTTCAAGGTGTTGGAGTGGAGCTTCAGCGCTGACGGTGGTGTCAACCTGGTGCTGCAAGAGGAAACAGCCGCCAGCTACAACTGGAATAGCGGGCTGGAGACCGTGGTGGACCCGGCCCCCGATACCGGCCTTGGTGATCCGTTTGTGGTGGAGGCGCCTGGCGGCCCGACAGTGACCGAGCAGATCTACCAAACCACCGGCAGCGCGGGCGTCAAGAGCAAAGCCATTGTTACCTGGCTGCCTGTAAATGATGCCTTTGTAGTGGGCTATGTGCTGGAGTACCGCAATTCCACCGATGTGGATTGGACAGTGCTGCCCATGGCCTCAGACACCAGCCATGAGCTGCAAGACTTGGCGCCCGGCACTTACCTGTTCCGGCTGCGGGCGGTCAACACATTCGGCGTAAAGAGCGAATACAGCCCCACCGTCACCCGTGAAGTATTGGGCTTGATTGCGGCGCCGTCCAATGTGAACAACTTCAGTATCACCAAAGTGGGCGGCGTAGCCATTGCAGCGTGGAATTTGACCACCGACCTTGATGTGCGCATTGGTGGGCGCGTGGTGGTGCGCCACAGCCCCCAAACCAGTGGCGCCACTTGGCAGGATGGTGTGGTGCTCGATGAGTTTGCTGGTGATGCCACCAGCGGCCTGCTGCCGCTGATCACCGGCACCTACATGGCAAAGTTCAAAGACTCCTCTGGCAGCTTTAGCTCAACCATGGCGAGTTTTGTGGCTGCTGAAGGCATGGTCACAGGCTTCAACACCGTGGCCAGCAACACACAGAGCCCAGCATTCTCAGGCAGCAAGACCGGGGTGGCTGCTGTGGGCGGTTCGCTGCTGCTAGACACCACAGCCACTTTTGACAGTGTGGGTGGCTTGTTCGATTCGGCCATTGGCTTGTTTGACAGCTATGGCGGTTTTGCCACTGCCGGCACGTATCTGTTTAACACTTACACCGACATGGTCACCGTGGCTACTCGCCGCATTGAGGCGGACATCAAGGTTTTGTCTTTTGACAGCCTGGATCTGTTCGACAGCCGTCCCGGGCTTTTTGACGATGCGCCCGGCGACTTTGATGGCACAGCCATCAACGACTGTGACGCCACCCTGTACTACGCCACCACCAACGACGACCCCGCCGGCAGCCCCACGTGGGGGCCGTGGACGCCGTTCTTTGTGGCCGACATCACCGCACGCGCCGTCAAGTTCCGGCTGGATCTGGTCAGCGGCGTCAGTACCCACAACATCGCAGTTAGCACGCTGGCTGTGGATATCAAAACACCTGTTTAGAGAGGAATCACATGGCACAGCATGACATGGACGTTAGTAATCAGACCTTTACTGCAACGCGGGCAGACATTAATGCTGCGTTGCAAGCTCTGGCCAGCAACAGCAGCGGTGCTACTGCGCCTGCCACCACATTTGCTTATCAATGGTGGGCAGACACTACCAGCGGCATCTTGAAGCAGCGCAACGCAGCCAACAGCGCCTGGGTGAATGTGCTGAATTTAGCCACAGGTGTGCCAACCGGTGCCGCAGCATCTGGTGCAAACGGCGACATTACCAGCCTGACCGCACTGACTGCTGGCGGCTTGCCTGACAACTCGGTATTGACTGCTGATATTGCAAACGCCGCAATCACTGCTGCAAAGTTATCCGGCGCACAAACTGGTAGTGCTCCAATCTACGGCGCACGCGCTTGGTGTGTGTTTGACGGAACACTGACGGGCACCAATGCGCCTACCTCAGGCGGGAATGTCTCTAGCGTTACCCGTAACGGCGTAGGTGATTACACGGTCACGTTCACAACAGCCATTCCGGATGGTCTTTATTCAGTTGTGGCTTCTACCGGCGCTGGCGGTAACGGTGTCTCTGCACACTTAAAAAGTACAGCCACAGCGCTTGCTGGTTCAGTGTCCTTAACTGTTCGCAATCAGGTCAGCAATGCGATACAGGATGACGGACGAATCTCTATTGCCATTTTCCGTTAAGGCCTACTCATGACACAGATTTTCAAAAATCAGCAAAACGACACCATCCGCGCTGATGTTGCGCCGGATGATTCATGGATTGAAATTGACGAGGCTGAGTTCTCTGCTCTTTGCGAGAGCAAGCGTGTGCAGCCGGACCCTTCCGCGATCATCGAGGCCAAGAAGCAGGCCGTGCGCGTCCTGCGAGAGCAAGTGCTAGATCGCTTGGCTGGCATAGCTGGGCGCGCACAGCGCAAGGGCGATACCGAACTTGCTGCTGCCTGCGACATTGCATCCGAGGCATTGCTGGACATCACCAAAGACTTGCCCACAGACCCCGATGCTGTGGAGCTGGATTTGTTCAATCGGTATCAGGCCATTGCTTACAACGCGATCAGTGCAGCGCCATCGCTTGCTACAGCTTTTGCACAGGTGGATGCGTGATCTTCCTATTCCTCGTCCTCCTGAAGCCTGCCCTGCAATGCGTAGAGGGTGGCAAGTGGTGGCACTGCTGGGCGGTCATTCCTGCGTGGTTCCTCGATGTGTTCATTGCACATACGACTTGGGCGCTGGTCTTCGGCTGGCCCAAGCGTGGTGAATGGACGATCTCCCACACCTTAGAGCGCATCGTCTCCGAACACAAACACCCACGCTGGTTGCTCGCTGCTGCCATAGCTCACGAAATCAACGAAATATCCCCAACAGGGAAGCACATCAAGGCCATGGCGCTATGACTAGAAAACAGTTTTACACCGGCATGGCCCTGAGCCTCTGTGTCTTTTGGGGATTTACGGGCTTCATGCTCTGGGAGATTTTCAAGTGAGCGATCACGCAATGTCAGCGGCGGAGAAGATCGCCAGCATCCCACCGGCCACGGTGCTATTCACCAGCGTTACCGGCTTGGTAACTTGGCAGGACATGTTCTACATCGTGTCGACCATCTGGGTGGTGATCCAGATCGCCTTCCGCCTGCACAAAGAATGGACGACCCGAAGGGGTCCGCCAGTCCCATGAACTTCACGCGCATCTGGGATTGGATCGACCAGCGTGACATCGATAAGCACGTGGTGTCTATCGTCGTGCTGTACGGCACCAAGATTCTGACCAGCTGGGCTATGGCATTCGCTACCGCCCACGCAGACAAGCCCGGGCTGGAGATCGCCGCAATCATTGCCGCAGTGACTGGGCCCTACATGGCTCTGCAGGCCGCCGCAATCAAGTTCTATTTCGACAGCCGGAGCGCATCATGAAGCTGACCCTGACCCGCTACGAACTCACGCCCACCCGCACCTTCGGGAAACTGGAAGCCGAGGATGGGCACCGCCTCTGCTACACACTGGAGGACGCCGTGCGGGAAGTGCCCGGCCAACCTGTGGGGAACTGGAAGGTGCACGGGAAAACAGCGATCCCTGCAGGCTCTTACCGCATCACCTTGGAGAACTCACCGCGCTTTGGTCTGGACACCCTGACCGTGAACGCAGTGCCAGGATTCACAGGGGTACGGATGCACGCAGGAAACACCGAGGCCGACACTGAAGGCTGCCCGCTGCTCGGGATGCAAGTCACCCCCACGGGAATCATGGGGGGCACCAGCCGGCCCGCCGTGGCTCTGGTGAAGGAGGTGGTCCGGCAAGCAATCTCTGAAGGCCGCACCGTCATGCTGGAGGTGAAGAACCCATGAACCCATACCTGATCATCGTTTTCCTGCTGGCCCTTGCAGGAGCTGGGGCCGGAGGCTTCAAGCTGGGATCGGATCACGAGATTGCCGCCCAGTCCCGAGAGCGTGAGCACATAGCCGAAGCGGTGGACGCTGCGAACAATGCAGCCGCCCAAGCCATCGCCAACATCAAGCCAAAGTTCACCACCATTCAGAACGCTGTGGAAAGGGAAACCCGTGAAAAAGTTATCTATGCTGATTGCCGCCATTCTCCTGACGGCCTGCGCCTTGCCAATCAAGCCCTCAACGGCGGAACCGTCCCCGCTGATAGTGGCGAACTGCCCCAAGCTCACCCCCCTAAGTGATGACAGCTTTGGCGCTACAACGTCCAAACTGGTAGAGGTCTCGGGGATTTATTACGCATGCCGAAGGGCTGCTGGGGTTCCGTGAGTCTGTGTAAATCCCGGTGTAATTTCCTGCCGATCGGCACGCATTCCACGGCGTCAGCAGATCGGTATCAAAGGGGAAGTGCCGGAGGTTTTGGCGTTCAATAGCATTCACACTGCAGGGGTCACATGTTCGATCCATGTATCGCCCACCAATAGAAATCAAGGGTTTCTAGCTACTAAAACAGTAGCACACAGGCAACCCTGTGTAATCCTCGGTGTAATCAAGCAACCCGCACTGCCTTCTTGGTGGTGCGGGTTTTTTGTTTTTCCTCTGGCAATACCAAGGCGCTCAGCTTATTCAGGGCTGCGCGTTGCTGCTCGATCTGCAAATGTGCATAACGCTTGGTGGTTTGCACGTTGCTGTGCCCAAGGATTTCCCCGATGGTGTACAGATCGACACCCAGACCCAAGAGGATGCTGGCGCAGCTGTGGCGCAGATCATGGAAATTCACGTCAGGCATGCCGGCCTCCACCCTGGCGCGTCTCCATGCACTCTTCACGCCGTCCACAGTAATAGTCAGCGGGAAGTGAGCCAGCCATGGACGCAGGGCGGGGATGATGGGAACCATGCGGCTGCGCTGGGTCTTGGTATGGCTGGCGGGGATGACGATCACGTCTTCGAGGATGTGCTCTGCCCTGATCTGGAATAGTTCGCCACGGCGGGCACCGGTCAGGAGTGCAGCCCAGATAGCGGCCTGCGCCTGCTCCGAACAATGGGAGGTGATTGTTCGGACCTGCTCCACATTCAGGAATATCTCCCGCTTGTTGTTCACTGCCACGCCCTTGATACGCAGGCCGTAGTTCTCGGGCGTCAGGTTCTGATCCCATGCCAAGGCCAAACCCTTCTTGGCGGTGGCTAGGCTTCGGTTGATGGTGGCCGCAGCGTAGGCGGGTTTTTTCTTGCCGGTCTTTTCGTCGGGAATTAGCTTGCTCATGTCCTTGATCACGTGGGCGGCAAACTCTCGGGCCTGACTGGCTCGGTACTTTTCAGCCCATGGCCCCAGCCGGTTAGCGTGGTGCTCTGAGGTGTCGGAACTTCTGAGGCTCTTGGCGTGGGCGACGTAGATCGCGAGGATGGCGGTCATGGGTGGATCGCCGGGGATGTTCACCGCTTTGGGTGACTTGACGACAGCCGAGCGTAACTCGGCCTCAATCAGCTTGGCATCACGCGCAGTTGTGCCTTCCGGTAGGATGCGGTGAATTCTTTGCCCGCCGACCATAATGCCGACGTGCTTACGCCCTTGTTTGTCTTCCCAGATTGACATTGATTTGCCTTAAGCCATGCCTTGCACTCGGCCAGGTCGTAACGCTTCGCCCTGACACCCACGGGGGTGAATGGTAGACCATCGACCTCCAGACGCCGGACCGTGCTCTCGCTGATGCCCAGCGCAGCACAGAGTTGCTGGCGGGTTAATTCACTCATGCGAAACCTCGAAGTGGTTGTGTTTGCGCAGGTTCTCACGTGCTGGGATGACCTGCAAATTATTGTGCACATGCAATCCGCTGACCCGTTTCCCAGTCAACGGGATGATGTGATCCACATGGTGTGGAATGCCGGTCTGCTTGAATAGCAGTCTGGCCTGTCTGGTATCGAAAAGAAATGCCGCCCTCACCGTGTCGCCATTGGTATTCACCGGTCGGCTCTCGCGCACTTCTGCCACCGGCTCAGGCATCTTCATGCTGGCCTCCCTTGGCTTGGATTCCGTGAGCGCTATTCGGCAGTCCCGCAACTTCAAGCCCATCAACAAGTCGAGCGGAAACTATTTCAGTGACAAGTTGCTGTGCGCGGTTGTAGCCTGTAGCCAGTTTGCGCTGAACCATAGACACCGATACACGCCCAGCTTGGTGGCAAATGTGTGCGGCTTTGATGTGCTCATCCGTCAGCGGCACCAGCTTTGCAGCAAGGGCGTCACGCTCGGCTTCTGCTTTGCGGCATTTGTTGCGCCAATCTACAAGGGACGTCTCCATGCTCGACCAGTTTGCAACTGCGGCATTTAACTCAGACTCAATGCGCTCGTTCTCTGCTTGCAGCGCTTGAATGGCATCGGCGGCTTTGTCATATAGATCAGAGCTATGTGCTTCGTCCTGCCATGCAATAGCACGTAATTGTTCAATCAGTGTCATTTCGGCTCCTTGGCTCATATCAATGCACCTCCAACACATCACCACCGGTCACCCGGCGCCATGCTTCCTGAATGGCCAGCTTCATCTGGAGCGGGCTGCTCTTGACCAGAATGGCCTCATAGGCTTCCAGTGCATAGGGCACATCGCGCAGGCCGTCAGCGTCAAACCCGAAAGACAGGCCGCGCATCACACGCTGCTGCATGCGCACCATGGCGCCAATGCCCAGATTCATGGTGGCAACCAACAGGGGGTCAATGTCTTCGGCGCGGACTAGGCCCACATTGAGTTTCATGCTCACGTTGTCAAAGTCCTCGTGGCTGCCCTGTCCGGTGCACAGGCGGGTGTACGCCGCCTGGTGGTCGTCAATCAGGTGCTGCAGGCTGTCGTTTTCATCAAACGGGCGCGCCTGGTCGAGCAGGCTGAAAGCTGCAATGGGGTTGGCGTGGTGGCCGTGGCCTGCTCTGCGCTTGCGGGCGAAGGTGCTGGTCTTTCTCATGACATGAGTCCTGCAAATGGGTTGTTAATTTGGTGGATGGATGGCAGCTGGCCCCGGCGCACCCGGCTGACCACGCTGTCACCGATCTGCAGGCGGGCAGAGAGCTGCAAGCCGGTTTCATTGCTTTTCAGAATCTCAGCGGCCATGGCCGGTGTGACGTGCGAGCGCGTACGGCCGATGGCGCGGTTGGCGCGAATGCGGGTGGCTTGACCCTTCCAGATACCCTTGCTGGTCAAACTGCTGCCCCACTCGGTGGTGGTGCCGCACTGCAGGTGCGCGGGGTTGACGCACATCCCATCGGTGCAGCAGGCAGTCTTGAAAACTCGGTGTCCAGCCGGAATGGGCTTGCCGGTGAAGGCATGCCACGCTGCACGGTTGCCGGATTGCACGGCCTTGGTTTTGCCGCTGGCGTCGCGGGTGTAGTCCTCGCTGTGGATCCGCGGCTGCACGGTGGTGCCCCCATTGCTTTTGCTGTTGGCACCGGTCCAGATCCAGCAGCCGGTGATGCTGTCCACCCGGCAACGGCTTTTAATGCGTTGGAGGGGGGTCATGCGGCTGCCTTCAGTGCTTCGATCACATCCCGCGCAACCACTGGCACAACTGCGTTACCCAGCATGTGCATGGCGTCTTTGGCGCGGGTAGGGAGTTGGTACTCAGCGGGGAAGCCCATAGCCTTGCGGCATTCATCCACTGACAGCATCCGCATGCGGTCACCATCGATGACGGCCCAGCGGTCACGGGTGGTGATGGTCCCCACGGGGCGGCTCAGGCTTCGGCCTCCCTGCTCGTTGCCGTAATAGGCAGTCAGGAAGCGCTCGCCGTGGGCCTTGCGGCCTTCGGTGATGCGCGCCAAAGTGGACAGGCTGCGCCCTTGCTTGTTGACGGCAGACCAGCGGCCGGCCTCAAAGTCGATGATTTGGGAAGAGCCAACGTGTGCACGGCGGGGCAGATCCAGCGCCACGGGGTGCTTGCTGCGGGTGCCCACAATGAACAAGCGGCGGCGGTGCTGCGCCACGCCATGGTCAGCTGCATCCAGAATCATGGGCGACAGGGCGTAACCCAGTGCACCCATCGCAGAGCACCAGGCGGGGAAAAGTTCCCACTTGCCAAACTCGGGCACGTTCTCTACCAGCAATGCCTTGGGCCGGTGAAACTCGGCGGCAGACACTACTGCCCATGCTGTGGAGCGTTGTGCGTCATGGTGAGCGCGTTCCTTGCCCCGGGCGCGGCTGTGGCCTTGGCAGGCCGGCGACGCCATCAATAGATCATGCTCAGGCACTTGGCTCCAGTCGGCCTGCTGAAGGTCTTGGCAGAGGTGAATGGTGTCCGGGTGGTTGTTTGCATGCACTTGCACAGCAGCTGGCCAGTGGTTGGCAGCCCAGACAACTTGCACGCCGGCCATGATGGCGCCAGTGGAAAAGCCACCAGCACCGGCAAATAGATCAATTGCTTTCACGTGTGCTTCCTGTAAATCTTGGTCATGTCCCCCGCCACCACATGGCCGCGCTGCAGCATGAGCTTGGCAACCCGGGTGCGGTCGTGGTGGCTGTGTGTGGCTTGGCGCAACAGCCCGAAATAGCTGTTGGCGGATTGGTGCAGGTCGGCTGCTGGCATGTCCTGCAGGCGATCCAGCATAGTGCGCACGGTCTTGCGGCGCGTGATCCGGCGGTGTGGTTTGATGATGTGTCCAACAAAGTCAATACCACGCGCTACCGGTTGCAAAATTGTCTTGCGTGGGTTGAGTTGCAAGCTCAAGGTTTCCAGTTTGGCCTCGATGCGCTGGCGCGCAGCATTGAGCCATTGCGGGCTGGTGTGCAGCATCACGAAGTCATCCACATAGCGCACATAGGTCGGTGCGCGCAGTTGGTGTTTGATGAACTGGTCCAGATCGTCCAGCAGCACGTTGGCAAAGAACTGGCTGCTCAGGTTCCCAATGGGTAGGCCGTGGCCATCCGGGGCATTGAATAGGCTCTTATGGTGGGGCACCAGTGCCAATTCGCTGCGGGTTCCGCGTACTTCCACGTTGTGGCGTGGGTCGTGCATCAGGACTACTTCGGCCAGTGCTATCCACCATGGCTCTGGCACCTGGCGCTGCAGCTGCTCCAGCAGCACCGCTTTGTTGATCGAGACAAAGAAGTTCGCCAAATCACACTTGAGATAGTGCGCCGGCTGGCTCCAGTTAGCCGTGTAGCTGCGCACCTGGTGCTCCAGCCGGTTGGCGGCGTACAGCGTGCCACGCCCTGGAATGCAGGCGCAAATGTCGGCCACAAATCGCGCATGAAAGCGCGGCGCAATGTGGTTGTAGAGCAGGTGATGCACGATGCGATCGCGGAAGCGTGCTGCCCACACCTCGCGTGGCTTAGGGTGGGTGATAACAAAGCACACCGAGCCGCCGGGCTGGTAGGTGCCGGATGCCAGCTCTTCGTAGAGTTGGAAAAGGTTGTGCTCAGCCTGTGCCTCAAAAGCCAGCGCACTGGCGCTATTGCGCTTGGTGCGTCGGCAGTCGAGGTAGGCCTGCACCAGTTGCTGGAACAGGTGTGGATCTGCGGACGGCAACAGCCGAGCCTTCGTAGCTCTTGTGGTTGTTGTTCTGGTTGCCGTTGTTGAAGTTGCAATTCCAGGCGTAAGAGGCGTACCTATCGCGCTATTTAGGCCGGCCGACCGAAGGCTCGCGCCGATCAGTGGGGCGGCTGCACTGGACGCAGCCTGCGCAGTGGCAGCGGTATCCGTGGTGTGCATGTTGGTGGCCTTGTGGGCCAGCGGCGCGACCAGATTCACTATGCGCACGGGCATGAGGGCCTTGACCGTCATACAGCAGGCGCCCTGTTCGCAGTCTTGAGCCAGCCACCAGCCTGCTTGCCGATGCTTCCCAGCAACTCAATGGAGTCTGCCCACAGCTTCGGCGATATGTACCGGGCATCGTGGCTGACACGCAGCAGCACAGTCATGGCGCGCTGACGGGTCAGTAGCTGGTCGATATGCCCGGCGCGCACATCGCGCTGGGTGGCATTGGCCAAGGCCATCAGGTCCAGCATTTCAACGCAGTGCTGGGTGATTTTTTCGCCCAGTGCGCGTTTCACGGTGCGTGGCATCTGCACTTGTGCTTTGACGGCAAAGTCAAGCAGGCGCACGCCTGTGCGGTAAATGGGAAGTTCGGTGTGCAAAGCCATGGCTTGGTGTGGCTCAGTTCAAAGAATTAAAGGATTGAAGGACTCAGCGAATCCGGCGGACGGCAACAGCCGAGCCTTCGTAGCTCTTGCGGAGGTTGACCTGGCCGCCGTTGCTGAAGTAGCAACCCCAGGCGTAAGAGGCGTCGTTTTCATGGGTCTCGTTGGACCAGTGCCACTCTGGTTTCATATGCGGCTTGCAGTTGGCGTAGAGCAGAGCCTGCTCTTGACGGCTAGGCAGGTCACCACCAACGCTGGCAGCCCAATCCATGGCGGCTTGCCACTCCAGCTTTCCTTCTGGGCGCGCGGCCATCAGCACGAGGTGGTGGTCGATATGGCCTGTTTCAGTCAGCACTGCGCCGGCGTAGCGCTCGCCCGGTGCGAGTTCAATAGAGACTTCTGGGAAAAACCATGTTGTGGGTTTGTTGGCATCGGCTTTGAACTGGGCAATCAGCTTGCTCAGCTCGTTGTGTTTCGCTTCGATGACTTCAAGGGTAAGTGTGGACATAGTTGGCTCCGAGGGGTTAAAAGGATTGAAGAATCAAGCGGTGAGGGGAATCAAGCGGACGGCAACAGCCGAGCCTTCGTAGCTCTTGCGGTAGTAGCCCTGGTTGCCGCCGTCGAAGCCGCAACACCAGGCGAAAGAGGCGTCGTCTTCCTCGCTGGTCCAGTGCCGCTACGGGGCGTGAGGGCAGCTCTGCTTCCAGCTTCTTGGCCCAGTTCATGGCTTTCTTCCATGTGAGCTCTGTGCCTTGGTCAGGCAGCAAAACCACGGCATGGTGGGTGCCGTCAGGCTTGGTAGTGATGCCGGCAAAGGTGCCGTTTTCAAGTTGTTCGCCTAGGGCGGGTAGGTTTGCGATGGTGAGCATGGTGATCTCCTGTTGGTGGTGGGTGGGGTTACTTGTTTCCTCGCCCACGAATGCGCGCAGTCCGTGCTGACTGCTCGCGGGTGGTGATAGGGGTGTTGAATCCGGGTGCCACGTTTTCCAGCGGCTGCAGGCCAGCCCATGCGGCGTGTTTTTTGGTGCTGCTGGGCTTCGGTCCGCTTTTCTTCGGCGGGCGGCAGCTGTCAGGCACTGCGCGTGGTTGGTAGATGACCTCAAAGGCGGTGCCTTTGGCGCGGTCTGCGAGGGTGGTGCTCATGCTGCAGCCCGCCCGTTCACATTGGCCTTCATGATTCGGGTCTGCAGCTCTTCGGCCTGCTGGGTGAACACGTGGGCCCAAGTCGCCCAGGTGTTGACGCAGCGCCAGTGCTCATTCAGATCCACGCTGGTGGCCACCGGTATCTCTTCGCCTGGCGTGTCCAGAATCGGCCAGAGGCGGTGGTACAGCGGGTTGAAGCGGGTGATCTGGCTGCGCTCGGTCGCCAGTGCGATCAGGTCCCAGCGCTTGATGCGGGCCTTGTACTGGGTGAACACGTCCAGCAGCTCGTACTGCTCCAGCAAGTGGCGCTGGTGCTTCCATTCAAAGGCAGCCCACACTGGGCCCAGCTCGGCCTTGATCGGGCTGGCCACATCGCTGGTGATGCACTCGTGGGCGTCATGCATCAGGGCTGCAAATTGCAGCTCTGGCGATGCGTACTCATTACGGGCCAAGCTCAGCACCAGCAGGCTGTGCTCTGCAACGCTGTAGGGGCGGGTGGCGTGGCCGGTAAACCGGTTGATCTGTGCCAGCGAGTGCCCGATCTCGCTCAGGCTGGGCACGTTGTCGGGGTGGGTGGCAGCGGTACCGGTGAGCTCATGCTCACGGGCGTGGGCGGTTACAAGCCAGTTCACGCTGCAGCCCTCGTCCGGTTGGTCTTCACCTCGGGCTTGCCCTTCATGGACATGGCAAGGCGTTCCTTCTGGAAGGCGGCTTTGTAGACGCGGCCGGCCTCGGTGTAGAAGCTGTAGGGGCAGGCGTCGTTCACGTTGTCGTAGATCGCCGCATCTGTGCGGGCCTTGGCCTCTATGGCCGCAATTGGAAGAACTTGGTGGGGCATGGTGGTGTAGTTGTGAAAGAAGTGGAGAGCAGTCAGATCAGGTCCGGCTGCACAATGGCTTTGCGTGGGCCGTTGACCATCTGGGTGACGTAGCCCACGGGGTGGCCATCGCTGCCAAGGCGGACACGGCGCACAGGCACAGTGGTGCGCTTGGTGGTGGCTTCCCACTCGGCCTTGCGCAGTGCAGCAGCGCGGCACTCGATCAACTTGCTGCGCATGTCGAACTGCATGGCCTGCTCGTAGGTCCAGCCCTTCCAGTGCATGGCCTCAAAGGCCGCATGGCGGTGGGCATCGGTCACGGGCGGCATGCCGGCCGCATCGGCGTGGCAACGTGGCGCTCTCATGCCATGTACTTTCCGTAGGCCCAGCCCAAGCCGCCGGCAATCACGACCAGCGTGCAAACACCGGTAACGCTCACAGTGCCCCAGAACCAGAGCAGGTCCCATTTGCTGGCCGGCAGCTCGTCATCCATCGGGGCGCGCAGCGCAGGTGCGGGCTGTACCTCGATTGGTGCGCATCCGGCACATGGTGTTGCTTTGCTTTGGCATAAGCCAAGCTCTTCGCAGGTACGTGCACGGGTCAATTTGATTGGGGCCACAGCAGCCGGGCGGGCAGGGCAGTCCTGCCCTTGGGTGCATTGGCCGTAGTCGTTGCAGCAGTTCATCGCGCCACCTCGGCCAAAGCCACTACAGCGCCAGTGCTGGCGGGGGCCTTGCGGGGGATGCAGCGCACGGTGTTGGAGTCAACCTCCACCCAGTCAGCATTTCCGCAGGATTTGGCAGCGGCCCGCATGAAACGTGCGCGGGCAGCTTCTGTTTTGATAGCGTCTTGAGTGGCTGCTGACTGCGCCATTTCTGCGCGGCCGTCAGGAATGCCGTCAAGCTGTTGCATGGCTGCATAGATCGCCACGATGGCGAGGGCCAGCAGGATGTTGACCAGGCGGTGTGCGGTTGTGTTCATGCTGCCACCGCCTCTTCTTGCTTGGCTTGCACTGGCTTGCCGTAGATGGCCAGAGCCTCGGCGTGGTCATGCGGCAGTAGGCGGCGCTGGCGAATCAAAGTGGCGCGCTTGGCTTCGGAGTGGCTGACGCCATCAAAAAAGCCTTCAACGGCCTCGCCCCACACTTGTTTCACACCCTTGGGCTCAAGGGCGAGCAGGTGATCGGTTCCGCTGTACTCAAAGCCCATATCCCGAATGCTTGCAACGGGCACTCCGAGGCGCTCCAATTGCCATTTGGCTGCACTTTCCATGGCCGATGCAATGGCATGCGAGTCCGTGGTGTAGACGGTGACAACCAACTCAATGACGTTGGTGTCAAAACCTTTGCTTTGATAAACAGCCACCTTTCCGGTGGCTTTGAATGGTGGGAGGGTTGAGAACTTCACTTTTCACTCCAATCCGCATGAAGTTGCGGGCTTGGAGTGAATTATTAAGCGTTACGCTTCATTAGTCAAGCGAAGCGCTTAAATTTTATTCTGCGCGCTTAACTGATCTTTCCCTAGTAGCAGCGCATCAGGGTCGGAGCACTTTATGGTGATGCCCCAAAGGGGTAGCGCTACATCATCAGGATGGATGTACCCGTAAAAATACTCGTCGTTAAAGGTTAAGTGGATCTGTTCGCTGGGAACACCAATACTTGCGAGGTAGCCTGCTGGGTCAGCGCGCCATTTCTCTTCGTTCCACTGAAATTTGAAAAGTGTTTCCTGTGCACTTAACAAGGGTGTCAACCGGTTCAGTAAAGAAGGGGGGTAGTAAATCGCAGGGTCCTTGTCTCGTTTTTGAGTGTTGCATGGCCGACAAAGGCATACCAAATTCCCAGCTTCAAAATGCCCGCCTCTGTGAAATGGAATGTGATGGTCCATGCATAGGACTGCCGGCGCCCACACCCAGGTAGGAGCTTCATAGGCGCCGCACCGGAAACAGCGATTTTCAAAAAGGGCAAAGAATTTTTTTTTGTAGAGCTCCTCGACTACGCGCACCCCGTAACGCGCAAAAAAGGCGCGCTTTTCCCGCTTCTTGATCCCAAGAAGTTGCAGAGGTTCAAGTGACGCGCTCATTGCTTGCTGTTGCACCTGTTGGATGTGTTGTTTTCCACGACGTCCAGGGCAGGATTAAGTTGTCCGGGGTTATTGTTTTTGTTGCCCCTGCGCTCCCGCTTTTTATTAGTACCCGGCCACGGTATGAGCTTGGCCGTCGCGATGTGGGCGGCGACCCGCAACGAAAAATTCAATCATGTTGAGAAGTTCAGTCTTGCTGGATACGTCTAGTTCATTCCACAGCTGAGTTAGGCGCTCTGTATGTAGATCGGGAGCAGCCTTGATTGTGTAAACAACATTTGGCTCTGCCGCAACTGCGATGGTTGGACTGTCTTGCTGGTACTCAAGGTTTGGGCGAGTTGAGTGGACGTTATCAAGCCAGCCGCGTACTTTTCCGCATCCGATTTCGAGCTTACGTGCCATGTCGTCGCCAATCTGTCTTGCCTTTCCCGTCTTTGCATCCTTGGCTGCGTTAAGGAGCTGACTCAAATAGACCTGGCTTGTTCCGGTGTCGTCGGAGACCTTCTTTTGCGAGCCCTTCTCTTTTATTAGCGCACGCAGGTTTTCCAGCCTGATCTCATCAATGGTGTTCATGGTGTCGATTTAAAGCAATGCGCTTAAAAAAGGGAATGAGCGATTCGCATAATTTTTTCTTGCATTAAGTTAAGCGCCGCGCTTATACTGTCGGTTATGAAGCTATCCGCTTATCTTTCTGAGCACGGCAGTAAATCCAACTTGGCTCGTGCACTTGGTACACAGCCCCAGTTGGTTTGGCAATGGGCAACAGGTGTCAAGCCGGTACCTGTATGGCGCTGTCCAAGTATTGAGACCGCCACTGGGGGTGCAGTAACACGTCGAGATTTGCGACCAGATGATTGGCAAACCATTTGGCCAGAACTTGCACAAGCGTCCACCCAATCTGCGCAAGCAACCACTGAATCTGCGGAAAGTTGAGTGCTTGTGATGCCATCCATAAAAAACACAAACATCGAAGCGGACCGTCAGTTGATTGAGCAATTGGGCGGCGCTACAAAAGTGGCCAAACAACTTGGTTTGACCGGTGCTCACCCCGTGCAGCGCGTCCAAAACTGGACGGTTCGCGGCATTCCGAGTGCGGTCAAAGTCCAGCATCCAACGCTTTTCATGCCAAACCTTATGGCAGAGCTTGCCGAGTCTGCGCAAGCAGCTACTGAAACTGTAGCAAGTTAAAGGAAATCCCATGAACGAACAGCAAGCAGCAGAGATGCTGGCGCTTTTGCGCCAGATCGCGGCAGATACCAAAGAGTCAAAAGAGATTTTGAACAGCTGGGCCCAAAACGGTATGCCGCCAGAAGACACAGGCCCGTATGAGGGCAAGCGTCGCAAGCCTAAGGTGCAAAGCGCTCTGCAATGACCCTGAGCTCTTCCATGGCCTCGTCCACGAACTCGTGCAAGTGGTTCGCTTTGTACCACTCCGCCTCGGCTACATGGAGCTCGTTTAAGGGCAAGTCCTGTGAAACCTGCTCCCGCATGGCCTTCATTCGCAGCTCCTGCGCAATCGTACGGATGTGCGCGGCCAAGATCAAAGCATTCGTATCCATTTTGAGTACCCCCTGTGGTGGCGTTGGTGGTGGTGAGAAGCTCCCATTGTCCACCTGTGGGGGGACTCTCCTTCAAGACTGGATCAGCCACAGCGCTGCTCCTTTGCTGGCCCTGACGCAAACCGACCAAGGTCACCGCCATAACTGCGGTACTTCGGATGTGTTGCCCGGAGTTCACTTCGCGCCTGTTCGGCGCATTGCTTCACCAGCTGGCGCACGACGTGGCCAATTGGCTGCAGTTGTTTAGGTGAGGTGGTGTTCATGAGATCTAGTGTTTCCATCCCACGCGCAACTGCCTATGGCGAAGATGAGGACATTCCCAACATCGCCGACATGAGCGTCCAGGACGCCATCTATCACACCGCGCACAAATGCCAAGGTGGCATCCAAGTCCTGGCATCACGCATGGGCAAGTCGGTTGATACCCTGAACCACAAGGTAAACCCCAACAACACCACCCACCACACGACGGTCGAGGAAGCCCTGCAAATGCAGGAGTTCTCCGGTCTGCCGTGGATCCTGCAAGCCGAGGCTGCGCGCCTTGGCTACAACGTCATCAAGTCGGTACCGGCCAGCACGGACGATCCCCACGCCCTGTACTGGCAGATGAACGCCCTGGTGGCAGACCTGCAGCACGCAGTGTCCGACGCCTTTGCGGCAGGGGTCACAGGCAACAGCATGCGCCGTTGCGATGGCTTGGCATCAGAGGCCATCAGCGCCATCAACAACCTGTTGGCCGGCCTGCGCGCGCAGCTTCCAACGCCACCCAAATCCTTCAATTCATGAGAGCTAGCCCCACCTCCCCATTGGGAGCAGCAGCGGTAAACGCTGGCGTTGCTTCCTGCGCGTTGCGTGGTGCTGATGCATGCACCCCCGGCATTGGGTCCTTCCCTGTACCTCTGCGTGCGGGTAATTCGAACCCCTTTTTGTGTGTAGCTAGCGGCCCCGAAAGTTACTGATGTCCTCCAACTACCATGAAGTTTTGAGCCAGTTGCAGGCGTTCGGCCTACTGGTCGACCACCTCGAAATTGGCAAGCGCCAGCGCTGCCGGTCGAAGGATGGCGGCAAGGAAAAGCGCGGCTGGTATCAACTGCATGAAATCCGGCTGGATCGTGGGCAGCTACGGAATCTGGCAAGGCACCAACAACAATGTCCAGAAGGTGGAGATTGGCAAGCAGGAGCTGAGCACCGAGCAGCGTGACGCAGTGCGCCGCCGCATGGCCGAAGACAAGCGTAACTCCGAGCTGGCAGAGAAGGCCGACCAGGAGCGCGCAGCGGAGCGGGCCCGCAAAGCATGGGGCCGATACTCCGAGCAGGGCGAGTGCGAATACCTCACCCGCAAGGGCGTGCTGGGCCATGGCGTGCGGTACTCACCTGGCGCGGCCATGATCATCCCCGTGCTGGATGTGGCCGGCCAGATTCACGGCTTGCAGGTCATCCGCGGCAAACAAACCGGCGAGCGCAAAAAGCTGGACAAGGAATTCTGGCCAGCCGGTCTCGCCAAGAAAGGCCACTTTCACCAGATCGGGGTGATTGGCCCCATCGTCCTGGTGGCTGAGGGCTATGCCACGGGCGCCAGCCTGTACGAAGCCACCGGCCTGCCCGTGGTCATCGCATTTGATGCCGGCAACATCATTCACGTCGTGCGCAACCTGCGCGCACGCCACAAGCGTTCCCAGTTCCTCATCTGCGCGGATGACGACGAAACCCAGAAGTGCCAGCAGCAAGAATGCCGCAAGCCGGTATGGCCTGCCGATGGCCCCAACTGCCCACACTGTGGTCAGCCGCACAAGGCTGCCAACGCTGGCATCACCGCCGCCAGTGCAGCCGCCATGGAAGTGGGCGGTGCATGGATTGCCCCAAGGTTCACCGATGCAGCAGCCCGCAAGGCCGGCTGGATGGAGAAGGGCACCAAGCTCAACGACTTCAACGACCTGCAACTGCTGGAAGGCCTCCACGTAGTCCGCAACCAGATCGAGGTCCGCCTCTCGGAGCTGAATTGGCGCGCGTCCCCAAAACGCGCCGCCACCGCCACAGGGGGGCAGGGTGGCCGCGAAAACAACCCACTCCGCCCGATGGATAGCGTGGAAGAGCTGCTGGACCGCTTTGCCCTGGTGTATGGGCAGGGCAGTACTGTGTTTGACCATCAGGAGCACATGCTGCTTCCCTTAAGCGACATGCGCGATGCCTGCTTGAAGCGTGAGATTCACCGAGCATGGGCGGAGCATCCGGACCGGCAAATCGTCCGCGTCAAAGAGGTAGGCTTTGACCCTGCCTGCACCGACCCTGAAATCCGATGCAACCTTTGGTCAGGGTGGCCTACCACACCCAAGGCTGGCAAGTGTCAGGCGTTGCTAGATCTGCTGCTCTACATGTGCGGGGAGCAGATGTACAAGTGGGTTTTGTCTTGGTTGGCATACCCGATTCAACACCCGGGCGCCAAGATGAAAACCACCGTGGTCATCCATGGTCCACAGGGCACGGGAAAGAACATGTTCTTCGAATGCATCATGGCCATCTACGGTCGCTATGGCCGCGTGATCGACCAGTCTGCCATTGAAGACAAATTCAACGACTGGGCCAGCCGCAAGCTTTTCCTGATCGCTGACGAGGTGGTTGCACGCTCTGACCTGTACCACATCAAAAACAAGCTCAAGGCATTTATCACTGGGGACTGGATCCGCATCAACCCCAAAAACATGGCCGCCTATGACGAGCGCAACCATGTGAACATGGTATTTCTGTCCAACGAAGCCATGCCCGTTGTGCTGGAAGAGGATGACCGCCGCCATGCTGTGATTTGGACACCCGAGAAGTTGGATGCCGACTTCTATCAAGAGGTTAAGTACGAGATTGATAACGGTGGTGTTGAAGCTCTCCACGACTACTTGCTGCATCTCGACCTAGGCAAGTTTTCGGAGGCCACGCTGCCCCCGATGAACGATGCCAAGCGAGAGCTCATCGACCTTGGCATGGATAGCCCAAGTCGCTTTGTTCTGGCCTTTGAGCGTGGTGACGTTGAAGGATTCCCGGCAAAGGCAGCGCCTGCCGTACTCACGCCGTGCCTTAGCCAAGACTTCTTTGACCTGTACTGCGAATGGTCTAAGCGCCAAGGCGTCCGGGCCTTAAGCCAGCCTAGGTTCATGAATGCAGTCAACCGTAAGCATCGCGGCCTAGTGCTGCGCAAGCGAATCAGTGGTGGTGGCAATCAGGTCCGCATCTTGTATCTACCTGACGGGCTGGAGCTACCCGCCGGAAAAAACGAGGGCGACTGGCTCGCAGATCGTGTGGAAATTTTCAAAGACGCTCTCAAAGCCTATCGGCAGGCTGGATACGCATGAAATTCGCCAATTTTGTGCCGGGTCTTGACGTTGTGCCGCTAACTGAGTCGGGCTGTGAGACGGGTTTTAGCCCTGTGAGACGGATGAGACGGGTTTTCAGCGCTCCATGCGCACGTGCGCGAGTACGCGCCACGCTCATGCAAACCAAAACAAAAAACTCGTTTCAAAAATATATATCCCGTCTCACCCGTCTCACCCGTCTCATTCCTTACGAATCAATAAGTTATGGGGGTTTTTTCCGTCTCAGTATCCAACTCAGTACGTCTCAGGTTAATTTCATGTCGCAAATAACCTCGCGAACTATTCGCTGCACGGAAGAAAACCTCCCCGAATTCAAGCAAGCCCTGCGCGACTGGCCTGAACTCGGCACCCTTTGCCGCGACCTGATCGCCCAAGGCATCTTCCCCGGCCTGCGCAGCCTGCAAATCACGCTCACCGGCAGCAAAGAGGGTGTGGCGCAGGGGTTGGGTGCCATCCCCGCGCTGATCGCCTCCAAAGCCGCAAAAACCGAAAGCACCACCACCGAGGGAACCCCGTCATGACCAAAGAGCAAATCATCTTCGCGGCAGTAGTGGCCATATGGCTTGCATACGCATTAGGTAAAGCAATTGGACGCCAGGAGCAAAGAAGACTCTGGCAAGACCACATGGACTTGGGTAATCGCTATCGCTGGGCGGTAGATGATCTAGACCGCTGGTGCGGCCATATGTCGCCGCACGCAAAGCTTATTGCAGCTCACTTAAAGGCACATGGCGAAGGCTACAACATCAATGCAGGCACTCCAATAGGCATAGAGCCATGCACAGTGAACGGACTGCGCACACAACTTGAGCGACTAAAAGGCCAGTCATGAAAATCACCCTCAAGATGGACGGCTTGGAGAAGGTCCGCAAGCAGCTCGACCAGCTCAGTGGCCCCCAGCTCCGCGAAGCCGCAGCCAAGGCCATCAACGACACCGCCTTTCAGGTGCGCCGCACCATGCAGGCGGAGCTGGCCAGCGTCTTCCAAGACCCCACGCCCTACATCCTCAAAAGCGTCTACGTCAAACAGGCCGACGCCAGCAGCCTCAGCGCCACCATCGAGCCCACCTACTTTGGCGGCAAGGGCATAGACCCCCAGCAGATCCTGCGCGCGCAAGAGGCCGGCGGCACCCGCCGTGACAAGCGCTCCGAGGTCGCCCTGCGCCGTGCCGGCATCCTGCCTGCCGGTTACCAGACCGCGCTGCCCCGCGTTCCCTTCCCCGGTAGTGACGATGGCCGCGGCAACATGCGCGGGCCCTTTCTGGTGCAGCTCATCAGCTACTTCCAAGCCTTCGGGGAGCAGGGCTTCAAGGCCAGCATGAGCGACAAGCGCAAGGCCTCCCTGATCAAAGGCACCAGCAAGGTCTCCGGCCGGCGCTACTTCGTGGCCTACGGCAAGCTGCGCAGCGGCAAAACCAGCCACCTCGCACCTGGCATCTGGGCAGTCGTGGGCACTACGGGCGCCGATGTTCGCCCCGTGCTCATGTTTGTCAAAAACCCCACCTACACGCCACGCCTCAGCATGAAGCGCATTGCCGACAAAGCCGACAGCAACAACTACTTGGCCCGCCGCCTGCGCTACCGCATCCGGCAGGCAGTGGGGGAATGACCATGGCCTCCATCGCTCACCAAGGCCACCGCTACCTGCTCGGCGACAAACCGGTCATCGCCATGCAATCCGGCGAAATCATCCGGGTGCGCGAGCTGGATCAGTCCGAACCCTACCCACTTGGCCCAGCCAAAGAGGTGCACGCCGCCTGGCTGAAGCCCGAACCCATGAAGTATTTCAAAGGCGAGGTTCCCCGATGAGCACCCCCGAAACCGCCACTCGCGCCGAATACTGCAAGATGCTGGGCATCAAGCCCAAGCAGTTTGCACACCTGGTGTACACCCGCCGCGTAGCGCTTACGCCAGATGGGCAGCATGTACTTGTGGCGGAATCAAAAGAACGCACTAGCCGTATTGCGGAGGATCGTGAGGCATTTTTGACCTACCCGCTCCCAAAGGTGGTGAATCGCGCAGAGTTGGCTGAATTTTTGGAGATCAAAACTGTCAGCTACACCTACGAGCTCGAGCATCAGGGCAAACTTGTAGGTGCGGGGAAGCCGAACTATTTCTTGTGTGCTGAAAGCCGCGACCGATATCTGGCAAGCAAAGACCTCAGCAAAGCAGGCGTGGCTGCTCGCCATGCTGTAGACCGTGCAGCGAAGTTGATCGCCGAGGTGGCTACCGGCCATGCAGAAAAAACACAAAATCAGCCGCTAGCCCCCGCTGAGTATGTGCAAGCAGCTACTGGAAACATAGCAGGCGAGGGCACCCAGCCACCCGCTGGGCAGGGCTACGACTACCAAGGCAGCAAAGCCAAGCGCGAGCACTTCGCCGCTATGGAAGCCGAGGCCAGCTACCGCGAGAAGATCCGCGAGCTGCTGCCCGCCTCCGAAGTGCGCTCCGTCATGGCCGAAGTCATCACCGTGCTGCGCACCAGCATCGAGGGCATCGCCTTCAACCTGGCACCACAGCTCGCCGCCACCAGCGACGAAGTGCAAGTCAAAACCCTGCTGCACACCGAAATCGAGCATGCGCTGGACACCGCCTCCCGCAACCTCAGCAAGCTTGGCAGGGCAGAGGGCTGATCATGCAAGCCACCGACCTGTTCCATACAGCCTCGCGCTCCATCGCACCGCGCAAGCCGCTCACGGTCAGCCAGTGGGCAGATGCCAACCGTGTGCTCAGCAGCAAGGCCAGCGCCATCCCGGGCCCGTGGTCCACCGATCGCACCCCCATGCTGCGCGAGCCCATGGATAGCATGTCCGCCCGCAGTCCGGTGCAGGAGATCGTGTGCATCTTCCCGATCCAGTTCGGCAAGTCCGAGCTGGAGACCAACGTCATCGGCTACACCATGTGCGAGAACCCGGGGCCCATCATGGCCGTGCTGCCCGGCGAAGTCTCCCAGCTCAAGTTCATCAACCAAAAGCTCAACCCGCTGCTGGAGGAAACCCCCGCCTGCAGCGAAGTGCTCACCAGCACCAACAGTCGCAACAGCAGCAACGCCAAAGAATTCAAAGACTTTGCCGGTGGCCAGCTCTACATCGAGCACGCCGGCAGCCCCAAGCGCCTCAAGGGCACCAGTGCCAAACTGGTGGTGGCTGACGAATTCGACAGCTTCGCCAGCAGCCTCAAAACCGGTGACGACCCCGACGCGCTTCTCGATGGCCGCACCAGCGCTTTCCCCAGCACCTTCAAACGCATGAGCGTGGGTACCCCCGAAATCGTCGGACAGTCCCGCCTTGAGGCCAAGTGGGAAGAATCCGACCAGCGCCACTGGCACGTGCCTTGCCCCCACTGTGGCCATGAGCACCCGCTCACCTGGGACGGCTTCCACTGGGCCACCGGCCCTGACGGCAAAGTCACCCGCGCATGGGTGGTGTGCCCAGACTGTGGTGCCGAGATCGAAGAGCACCAAAAAGACTGGATGAGCGACCGTGGCCGCTGGGTGCCCACCCATCCGGGCCGCCGGATCCGCGGCTACCGTGCCAGCTTCCTGCACTACCGCTTCGGCCTCGGCCCCCGCTGGCTGGACATGGCGCAAGCATGGGTCAGTGCTCAGGGCGATCCCGCCCGCCTCAAAACCTTCATGAACGACCGCCGCGCCGAAGCCTGGGAAGACCAAGCCATGCGCAACGTCAAGCACAACGCCATTGCCGATCGCGCCGAGCCCTACGCCTTGCGCGTGGCCCCCAAGGGCGTGCTCTGCATCACCGCCGGCGTGGACACTCAAGACAACCGCTTGGCCGTGCAGCTCGTGGGCTGGGGCCGTGGCATGGCCTTCTGGGTGCTGGACTATGTGGAACTGCCCGGCGATCCGGCCGGCCCCGAGGTGTGGAATGCGCTCACCGAATACCTCAACAAGCCCATCCAGTCCGAGCACGGCGGCATTCTGCGGGTGGAAGCCATGGCCGTTGATGCCGGCGGCCACCGCACCGAGGATGTGAAAAACTTCGTCCGCAGCCGCCGCGTGCGCCGCCCCCTGTGCATCTTCGGCGCTATCCCCAACAACGCGCCCGTGCTGTCCAAGGGCAAGCTGCAGGATGTGACTTGGAAGGGCCAGCAAGACAAACGCGGCGTCATGGTTCACCACGTTGGCACGGTCGGCATCAAGCACTGGCTCTACAGTCGCCTGAGTGTAGACAGCGCCAAAGCCCCCGAGCTGCGCGTCACCCACTTCACCAGCGAGCTGCCGCCCGAATACTTCCCCGGCCTGGTTTCCGAAACCTACAACCCCGCCCAAAACCGGTTTGTGAACCGCCGCGGTGCCCGCAACGAGCCCTTGGACACATGGGTTTACGCCTTTGCCGCTGCCCACCACCCTGAGCTGCGCCTGCACCGCGCCACCAAGGCCGACTGGGACCGCATCGAGGCGCTGCTGCTCAACCAGACCCCACAGGGCGTCTATGAAGCCCCCGACCTGCCTGCCGCCGCACCGGTCCAGCAGCCGGCGCCACGCCCCCTGATCCAAAGACCTAACCGCACTCCACAGAGGCCATCATGGTGACCAAAACCGACAGCACCCCCCAAACCCAAGGTACCGCTGCCACCGCTGCGGAATTCCAAGCCAGCGAAAACGACATCATCCACGACATACTGGCCACCGTCATTGCCATGGCGCCCGATTTCAGTGCGGCCATTGCCAAGCAGGTGGACAAGCAGGTCCGCGCCAAATGGGCGGGGGATCGCCCCTATATCGCCAGCCGGGCAGGGGAGGGCAGCAGCCAGCGCAACGCCCAGATCAAAGCCGACTACCTCAAAGGCGAGCGCATCGCACTGCTGGAGCGCCGCTACAAATTAAGCAGGCCCCGCATCTGGCAGATCATCAAAAGCTGAAAACGTCTAGTTCTTTGCCTTAAAAACTAGACAGTCAGGCCCCCAAAGTAGGGGCCAAATGGCTGCACCAACACCCACCACAGAGCCCGACGTTCTCATTGCGGGCGACACCGCCAAGTGGCTCCGTACCCTGGCTGATTACCCGGCCACCGATGGCTGGGTGCTCAGCTATGTGCTCATCAATGGCACCAGCAAAATCACCATCATCGGTACCGCCAGCGGGTCTGACCACCTCATCACCGCAGCCGCATCGGTCACCGCCGGCTGGTTGCCGGGTGAATATGCCTGGCGCGCCCGCGTCACCAAGTCCCTAGAGGTCTACACCGTCGGCAGCGGCACCTTCACGGTGCAGAGCAGCTTTTCCGCAGCCACCCTTGACGCCCGCAGCCATGTTCGCCGGGTGCTGGCCAACATCGAGGCCTACCTCGAAGACGGCAACAACCTTACCGCCGCCAACTACACCATCGCCGGCCGCAGCCTGCAGCGCATTCCCTTGGCCGAGCTGCTGAGCCTGCGCGACAAATACAAGGCCGAGCTGGTTGTCGAAAACGCAGCCAACGCCGTGGCCCGTGGCCTGCCAGACCCCCGCCGCGTTTATGTCCGCTTCGGCGGCGGCCCTTACTAAGGCAGCCCCACCTCATGCCCACCAGCACCTTCCTCCAGCGTGTCCGCTCAGGCCTGTCACGCGCGGTTAGCAATACTGTGGCCCGCCTCATGCCGGCCCGCCTTCAGATTCGCCGCTTCCAAGGTGCTCAGCTCGGCCGCTTGGCATCCGACTGGGTCACCACCGAGCAGTCAATCAACCAGGAGCTGCGCGGCGACCTTAACCGCCTGCGCGCCCGTGGCCGAGACCTGCGCCACAACAACGACTATGCGGCCAAGTTCACCCGCATGGTCACCAGCAACATCATCGGCCCCGGCGGCATCCGCCTGCAAGTGCGTGTTGAAGACAGCCCCGGCAAACCCGACCGCGCAGCCAATGCCGCCATTGAGGCCGCGTGGAAAGAGTGGGCCTCCGCCTGCGACATCAGCGGCCAGCAAAGCCTGCGCGACCTGTGCAACACCATCGTCGGCGGCCTGCCTAGCGATGGTGAGTTTTGTGTTCGCATGGTCGTCGGTGCCGATGCAGGCAACCGCTTCGGCTTTGCACTGCAAGTCATCGATGTAGACCGCATCGACACCACCTACAACCTCAGCGCCACCGGCTCCACCAACGCCGTCATCATGGGCGTCGAGGTAGATGCTTATCGCCGCCCCGTAGCCCTGCACCTGTTCACCGGCCACCCCAGCGATGGCACCAGCACCAGCCGCACCCGCGTGCGTGTGCCCACCACCGAGGTGCTGCACCGCTTCAAGGTAGAGCGGGCCGAACAACTGCGCGGCATTCCCTGGATGGCACCCGGCATGCTGAGCCTGCACCACCTGGGCGGCTTCATGCTGTCCGCGGTGCTGGCCGCTGAGCATGGCGCCAACCACTACGGCTTTTTCACCAGCGCAGAGGCGCAGGCCCCGATTGGATCGCCAGAGAGCCCTGAGCCCGGTGCCCCCATCATCACCACCAGCCAGCCCGGCGTGTACGACACCCTGCCTTCCGGCGTCACCTTCACCCCGCACGAAAGCAAATACCCCAACGAGGTATTCGGCCCCTTTGTCAAAACCGCCCTGCAGCGCGTGGCCAGCGGCTGGTCTGTGGCCTATCACAGCGTCGGCAACGATCTGGAGGGCGTCAGCTACAGCAGCATCCGCTCAGGCGCACTGGAAGAGCGCGACCGCTGGATGGACGATCAAGAGTGGTTCATCAACGTCTTCATGGAGCCCGTGTACCGCAAGTGGCTCAGCACCAGTTTGCTCATGGGCGCCATCACATTCCCCAATGGCAACGCCTTGCCTTACAGCAAGCTGGCCAAGTTCAGCCGCCATGAATGGCAGGCCCGCCGCTGGGAGTGGGTGGACCCCAAAGGCGACATGGAGGCCAAGATCCTCGCCGTCAAAGCCGGCCTTATGTCACCGCAAGACCTGTGCGCGGCCATGGGTTACGACTTCGAAGACACGGTCGACGCCATTGCCATGGCCATGAAGCTGGCCGCTGAAGTCGGGGTGCAACTTACCGCCTACGACGGCACCCCCGGCGCCACCTCGGCAGCACCCGCTGCAGAGCCGGTGGCCGCCAAGTCCCAATCCACCAAAGACGCGGAACCTGTGCTTCATGAGCTGCTGCGCACCCTGGTGGCCGGGCAGCGCGCACCCGCAGCAACGCCGCCCGTGGCCTTGGCCGTGGACGTTACTGCCAGTGCCATGGATGCGGCCATCACCAAAGCCGCCGCACCCTATTTTGAGAAGTTTGAATCCACCGCCCGAGCGGTCATGGAGCGCGAAATGCAAGTCAACATTCAGGTGCCAGAGCAACCGGCGCCCGTGGTCAACGTCAGCGTGGCTGCACCCAACGTCACGCTGGAGGCCAGCGTGCCCCAGGCGCAAGTGCATGTCATCCAGAGTCACCCCAAGCGCGCTGTCCAGACCGTCCAGCACGACGCCGACGGTGAAATCGTCAGCACCGTCACCCAATACGAGTCCTGAGCAATGTGGCCAAGGTGCAGCCACCCGTAGCGCATTTCACAGACTTTTCCAGGAGAAAACACAATGGCATCATCGAACTACCGCAACCTGGCTGACCACTTGGCACGTGGCGCTATCAACTTCGCCACCGGCTCATTCAAGTGCATGCTGCTGTCGGCACTGCCCAGCGAATCCGACCTTGACACGCACATCTTCCGCAGCTCCATCTCCACCGAGGTGACTGGCGCCGGCTACACCGCGGGCGGCGTTGCAGTCACAGCCACAGTGGGCGCAGTGGACACCACCAACAACCGGGTGCCTATTACGTTCACCAACCTGGCACCGGGCTGGACCAGCGCCACCATCACGG